AAAAAAGAAAAGATAAAGTTAAAGCAATAACAACAGACTCCGCATCTGAAGCAGAAGAAGTTATTAGAAGACAGGGTGATTACGATCCAGGTCCCGAGGAATTTGCATCAGGCGGTATTGCTAGAATGTTAGGTGAGTAATGACAGATTTATTAGAATACATTAAAAAGATGCAAGAAATGTATGGTGATGATGTTATTACCACAGCAGATAAAATTAATAGACCAGAACCTAAAAAAGAAGTTCAAGAAATAGAAGCTATTAATGCATTTATGAAACGTAATCCAAAAGCAGGTGGTGGTATGTTAGTTAAACCAAGTGCTGATGGATCTAGACCTGGGTATAAAAATAAAAGAGTTTATGACTCACCTGATGTTGATGCTTTTTCTGATGCTCTCTTAGATGCTTATGCAAAAGACGATATTACAAAAATAGTTGAAAGTGGTAAAAGTACAAAATTTGCTAATGTAATAACCGCCATTGAATCAGGAAAAGATAAAAGTGCTAAACTAGCAAAAGTTATAAAAAACACTGGTTTAGATGAAGAAACTATTTTTAATTTACTTGATGATAGAAAAGCATATATAGATTTAGCAAGAGAAGGCGGTCCTGCAGGAGCTAACCCAAGAGCAGGAAATTTTTATAAAAAAGCAGAAAATTGGATTACTACAAATTCAAAAAGATATGCCGATCCCAATAAATTTAAAAAAGCATTTATTAGAACTTTTGGAACAAACAATGATTTAATTAAAACTATGAAAAAATTAAATGTTCCAGGAGCAAGAAAAAAAACAAGTGTTCCTTTTAGTGGATGGTTTAAAGAATCAATTTTAGGAACACAAAAAGGTAGTGAAGCAGGTTATAATTACAACCAACTAGACAATATTTTTAAAACAGCAATATATACAAACAATCCAAATGTTAGAAAAAATATTACAAAAGAAATAAATAAAATTCTTTCTATTCCTTTAGAAAAAGGAGGAAAATTTGATATTAGAAACGAAATAAAAAATAATTCTTTATTTAAAAAATTTGGTTTTGATAAACAAATAAGAGGACCTATTGCAAGATTATTAGCCAATGAAATTGGTCAAGAATTATTAGATCAAGTATCTTCTTTTAGAGATCCTTACCTTGGAACAACAGAACTTATTAGATTTTTAAAAAACAACGTGGACCCTAAATATAAAAGTATGTTTGAAGAAGCTGCTAAAGCAGCAGATTTAGCGGCAAAAAATAAATGGCCAGAAGCAAAACAAATATTAAAAATAAAAGATAATATTATGTTTGATCACAAAATTCCTAAAGAATTAGTTAAGTTGGGGTATGCGGATGAGTTAGAGTATATAAAATTAAACCCAACATCTGCTGAATTTAATACAAGAATAAAAAACCCTCAATTTGATCAAAAAATAATTAAATTAGTTAAAGATTTCGAAAGAACAACAAGTTTAGATGGTAAGACAAAAATAGTTGAAAAAATGAATATATTAAAAAATAACTTTAGTAAAAAATATGGAGGTTATTTAGATGAAGTTTCAATTGTTCCAGATAAAACTGGTAAACCTATATTTAAAAGTTCCGCTGCTCCTGTTACCAAAAAAACAGATTTTGTTTCTTCTCTTGGTAAAAGCATGGTTCAAGAAGGAACTTTAAAACAAGGTTCTCCCTTATATAATAAACTTATGAAGTTTTGTCCTAGGGCTGCAAAGAGCAATGGAGGTGAAGCTGGAGTTTGTACAATAGACGAAGCTATGAAAGGCATGATATCAGAATCAAAACAACTTCAATCAGGAAACATGAATGATGCACAAGCTAAAAAGACAGCACAAAAAATAAGAGCAGTTACTAGAGTTGGTACAGGATCAACATTAATGGGTTTGTTAGGTCCTTATGGACTTGCAGGCGAGGTTGTTATTGATGGGGCTTTTATGGCTAACAATATGTTAGATGGAGGAGATACATACGAAGAAGCATTAGCTAAAACTTTAATTAGATATGCGATGCCAACAGAACAAAGAAAAGATTTAGAAAAAAGAACTGAAAGAGATAGAATGATCATAGGAAGTGATACAAAAGGATTAGCTGCTAATTATGTAAGCGCTAAACAAAAATATGATGATTTAATTAATAAATATGAAAATGTTCAACGAATTAAAAAAGATGAAACTTTTGATCCTAATACATTAATTCCAACATATTCTCCTAAAGATGAAATAAAAGCTCAAAAAGATTTTGAACGATCTCAAATTAAAGCAGAACCAATGTATGGAAAAAATATTTTTGATATCTTAAAATTTGGTTCTCCAGAACAACAAGCCTTTGCGGCTAAAGAAGAAGTGTTTGATGCACAAAAAATGCAAAATAAAATGGATTACGATAGAAAAATTTTAGGACCTATAAAAGATTTGTTTGGCACAGGTTTTTACAGTCCTGCACAATTAGATCTTTTACAAAAAAAAGCTGATAGAGAAACACTCGATCCATTTGGAAGAGTTCAAATGTCAGACGAAGATAAGATGCAAGAGATAGCAAATTATGGTGGAGTTGCTAATTTAGCAGGCGGTGGTATAGCAGGTTTATCTGGTGGTATAGATCAAGGTCCACAGAGAAGATCCTTGAACCCTGATTCACAAGGGTTGCGTTCGTTAATTAAAAATGGTAGAAAACTTTAGGAGAATAAATGGCAGAAATAGATAAAGCTCTCCCGAATACTCGTACTGAAATAAAAGTTCCTGGGCCGGATCAAGAAGTCGATATTCAAGAGCAAGAACAACAGCAAGGACCGGTAGAAGTAACACCTGATGAAGAAGGTGGTGCAACAATAAACTTTGAACCAAGTTCCGTGAACCAAGCAAGCACACAATCACACTTCGATAACCTTGCAGACATATTACCAGAAGAAAATCTAGATCCACTAGGATCAAAATTAAGATCAGACTATCAAGATTACAAAGCATCAAGAAAAGATTGGGAACAGGCTTATATGAATGGTCTAGATCTTTTAGGATTTAAATACAATAACCGTAATGAACCTTTCCAAGGAGCAAGTGGTGCAACACACCCAGTTCTTGCAGAAGCGGTGACACAGTTTCAAGCGTTAGCTTACAAAGAATTATTACCAGCAGACGGACCGGTTAGAACACAGATACTTGGTGTATCTAATCCTGTTAAAGAACAACAAGCACAAAGAGTAAAAGATTTTATGAATTACCAAATCATAGATCAAATGAGGGAATACGAACCAGAGTTTGATCAAATGTTATTTCATCTACCTCTTGCAGGTTCTACTTTTAAAAAAGTTTATTACGATGATTTATTAGGGAGAGCTGTATCAAAGTTCGTCCCTGCGGATGACTTAGTGGTTCCGTATACGGCTACCTCATTAGACGATGCGGAAACAGTCATTCATGTTATAAAAATTTCTGAAAACGAATTACGTAAACAACAAGTAAACGGATTCTATTCAGACATAGAGTTATCAAAACCATCTGATGTTACAGATGCTGATAAAGTAGCAGATAAAGAACGTGAATTAGAAGGAGTTACTAAAACAGGTAAAGGAGAAAAACTTTACACGTTATTAGAATGTCACGTTAATATAGATCTAGAAGGTTTTGAAGATGTTGGTCAAGATGGTGAACCAACTGGAATAAAATTACCTTACGTCGTTACAATCGAAGAAGGTAGTCAAAAAGTTTTGTCGATAAGACGAAACTTCGCGCCCAATGATCCACTTAAAAATAAAATCCAATATTTTGTCCATTTCAAATTTCTGCCTGGACTAGGATTTTATGGATTTGGATTAATACATATGATTGGCGGATTGAGTCGTACGGCAACGGCGGCTCTCCGTCAATTGTTAGACGCAGGGACTTTATCAAACTTACCCGCAGGTTTTAAACAAAGAGGTGTTAGAGTAAAAGACGATGCAACACCAATACAGCCAGGAGAATTTAAAGATGTAGATACTCCGGGTGGCAATCTAAAAGATGCCTTCGTATTCCTTCCATACAAAGAACCATCAGCAACTTTATTACAGTTGATGGGAATAGTTGTTCAAGCAGGACAAAGATTCGCGTCAATTGCTGACATGCAAGTCGGTGACGGGAACCAACAGGCGGCTGTTGGTACGACTGTAGCTCTTTTAGAACGTGGTTCAAGAGTCATGTCAGCTATCCATAAAAGATTGTATGTTGGATTAAAATCAGAATTTAAATTACTAGCAAAAGTTTTTGCTACATACTTACCACCAGAATATCCTTACGATGTTGTAGGTGGACAAAAAAATATTAAGGTTGCAGACTTTGACGATAGAGTAGATGTACTGCCAGTTGCAGATCCTAATATATTTTCTATGTCTCAAAGAATATCTTTAGCGCAAACAGGTTTACAACTAGCGATGGCTAGTCCACAAATACATAATTTGTATAACGCATACAGAAAAATGTACGAGGCACTTGGTATAAAAGATATAGATAGAATTTTACCACCACCTCCACCAACTGCACCTAAAGATCCAAGTCTTGAACATATAGATGCGTTAGGCGGAAAACAATTCCAAGCATTTCCAGGTCAAGATCACAGAGCACACGTTACAGCGCACTTAAATTTTATG